TTGAGTTAATCTCATAATGCAGGATACTCCTCATTTCTTTCTAATTTTGTTTTCTCAGTCCTAAAGTCTTCCATCAATCTCTGTACTTGTTTCTTATCAAGTCCAGCAAGTGCTTGACAGTTCTCCAAACAACGGAAGATACACTCTCTATCAGAGATAGGTGGGGCAATTTCCCACCCTTGCTCATCATAATACTTCTTACCTTTAGTGACTTGTGCCTCAACTTTATAAGCAGTATCTAATCTTTCATCTGGATTAGTGTAACTATGTTTCTCAGTCATTACCCAAATGTAGAATCAGGTTCTAATGCAATGTAATACTTAAGATCACAATTAGTATTAGTAAATTTAGATAGAAGTTTCTGTGATACAACTACATCATAGGCACCAGGAATAATTTTAATATTCTCTACCTTAAAGTTGAAAGAAAACTCTTTATCAGTCTCACCAACTACAACAGCAAACTCATTAGAAGTATCATTCTTCTTATCACGAACAACAAGCTTAACAACACCTGCTTCACCAACTGCTGATAAATCAGGTAACTGATAAACTGCTGCTGCCTTCAATAGTTTCTCTAATGCAGTGCTATCTAATTGAAAATGTACATCATCAGATGGAAGTGTAATCTCTTTATCTGGAGGAGAAACAATCACATTAGGATCTGCATAGAAATATTTTACTCTACGCTTACCTTCCTTAATAGAGATATATGATTCGGGACTAAAATCCAAATCAGGATCTTGATGTAAACTCAATCCATTTAAGAACTGATTTAAATCATAGACTGCAAAATCACGAGGAAAATCTTCTTCAATCGCTGCTTCTGCAAGAATATTTTTAGCAACAGATATTGTGCGAAGTTGAGTTCCTTGTTTTACAAGAATGGAATTATTAATTCCAGCAAAATTTTTAAGGATGTTTAAAGTTTTATCAGAAAGTTTCATAACCACGGGTAATTGTCTCTTTTAGTTGCCCACTGAAGTGATAAAGTAGGAGTGTATAATGTAGTGCTTTTAGTATATCACGTTTTGCTTGTCCTTTCTTATCATAGCGACTCAAATACTTGATTGCATTAGAACGACAGAAAGATTCTGCATCGCCAACCGACTCGATAAGATCAAGTGTCTGGACGTTGTTTTCTTTGGAAGTATAGTGTCCACCATATGTCGTGGAGATATAATCCTGAAGAGCTTTGATAGCTTCATCTTCTTTATATTTTCTAGGGTTATCTAATTCTATTCCAGGTGTTGGTGTAGTAATATGATGTGCTATTGAATCATCATTATCCGAAAGTGTAGTAAATGGTGATGGATAATCAGATGTATCAATATTAATATTTAAAGTATCTGTATCTTGCAATATTGCATCTCCAACATAAGGAAAATTATCTCCAAAGTAATCACCACAAATTACTTCTCTATCTTCAGGACTAGAATTGATATCTCTACGAGTTACAGTTTTACCACCATCAGGAGATTCGTAAATATAAGGTTTTGATTTTGTTGAGATATGAATAGTGTCTTCACTATTAGAACTTTGAGGAATATTAGTGACACTTATTCCTTCTGGACATTCAGCAGTATTGATTGATATGTTATCAAAACTATTAAGATCTACTCCATCATTATAATCCGTAATAAATGTTGCAGCAGTATTACCTGAACCTACGATAGGATCATACTCATCACTCTCAAGTGATGTAATTCGTATATCTTCAGTCATTGTATCCTCTCCATAAATTTCGTCGTAAAGTAGACTCCATGAGTTAGTCATAGCAAAATAAAAAGTCATTTACAAGACTCTCAGCTTTTTCTTTTCCAAACTTACCAGTAAGATATCCTCCTACAGGATCAAGTTTAGTCATATAAGCATCAAAGTCTTTATAAACACTGGTATCAGTACCAGTCGGTTTTTCACATTCTAGCATATTTTTGTACTTAGTCAAGTATGTCGTGAACATTTCTAGGTGTTCATCAACTTCATCCATTGTACAATACTGAATGTATATGTTCTCTGAAAAATGATTACCTGGTTCAAAGAATCGATAGTCACCTCTTCCCTTTGGTAATCCTTCTACTGAAAACAAATAGTTTTCTGTGGGATGTTGAAAATCAAATACTATAATGACTTTCTTGTCGCTAAATCCCATAAGATCCATACCAAAACAGGGAAGGTTACTTCCAGTCTTAGGATAGATGATGTTGTTATAGATACAAGATTTTTCATTCCAGATCTCTACCTCTCTTGATTTGATGATGTGCTGATTCGTATAAGTCTTTGCAGTTAGATAGGTTCCTTTACCTTCCCACTGTGCCCATACACTATCAACCTCATTACGGAGGGTGATAGTGTCGTGCAATACATCCTTATATGATTTCCATAGATTCATTAGAATCTCCTTCTACTTCAAGATCTACATCAGCATCTACTTTATCATACAATTCTAAGAATGATTGCTTTGTTTCATCATCGAAACGGTTAACGCATACTTGAATTGACTTCATCTTATCATTGAAGATGCTATAAGCACGTAGAATATGAACAAGACGACGAGTGCTGATAATCTCATCTACACCACCATCATAGAATGTTTTACGGATGATGTCAGCCCAATCTACAAGTCTTTTACAAAACTCAGTATCAGTAACACCTAATTGAGAAGCAACAGCACCTAAGATTCTATTCTCGGTAGATGGTGCTGGATAATCCTGTTCAAAGGTTACAGGGAATCTCTCAAGGAATGCTTCATTAAGTACGTTTGTACCAATAAATCTACCATCATCAGAACCCTTACCCTTAGTATTAGCAGTTGCTATTACATTAAAACCTGCTGCTGGTTGGATGAATTTACCAATCTTCTTAAGAAATAATCCTTTACCCTCAAGTATTGGTTGAAGACAAAGTATCTTATTAGATGCTAAATCAATCTCATCTAAAAGCAACACAGCTCCCCTCTCAAGAGCTTCCACCACGGGTCCGTTATGCCAAACAGTATTACCATCAATAAGACGAAACCCACCAATAAGATCATCCTCGTCGGTTTCAATTGTGATGTTTACACGAATTAACTCTCTATTTAGAGCAGCACATGCTTGTTCTACACCAAAGGTTTTACCATTTCCTGATAAACCAGTAATGAAGGCAGGATAAAACTGTTTAGATTTAATGATACTCTTAACATCTTTAAAACTACCAAATGGAACAAAAGTAGAATCTTTTACAGGAACTAAATCTTGTTCTAATACTGGTTGAACAGCAGGTGCATTAAATGATTTTTCAATACTCTCAACTGCTTCTGTGGTTATCTCAAGATTCCACTTACCTTTAGATACTTTATACTTCTGTATCTTCTTAGTAACTGTTGAATACCCAATGTCATTCATGGCACAAAATGCCTTAACATCAGCAGTAGTAAATTCAGTTCCATATGTTTCTCTTAATCCATCAACTGCTTCTTGCTCAGTCATCTTTAATTCAAAAGCCATTGGGTTGTTTGTTTATTTGAATATATTATAATCGAAAATCACTCCTATTCTACTTCTTTTATGCCACTTTTTGGATTGTCTTCAATCCATCTTTTCTCTTCATCAAGAGTATTTCTTCCATATAACCATCCAGTAAGAATATACTTATTTCTATTCTTTACTTTTTTAGCACGATGAGAAAAAGGCCATACTGCTGGAAATAAAATTAACTTTCCTGTTTGAGGTCTAATAGAAGTACCATCAATAAATTGAGTTTCTCCACCATTCTTAACATCATTTAAATAAAAAATATAAGTTAAAACTCTAGGACCCAATTTATAATCCACATAATAATCATTATGCCAATTATAAAATCCACCTGGAGTATAACTTTTAATCAAATATCCATCATCTTGATATGTATCTAATGGATTTAATCCAAGACCTTTACAATGAGAAGCAAGATATTTTTGATATTCACGTATATTTTCACCTAAAATTTTAGAAATTATAGCATCCGTTTCTTTCCAACCAGAGTGTGTAGATATATGTAAGTTCATTGCATCATGAACTAATTTATCAACAGTACTATATTTACCAATAACACATGGAGTTTTTCTATCATCATCTTCATACTTATCAATAATTTCTTCACATAAATCTTTATCTAATGCTTTTCTCTTTGTGTATATGAAATCAGAGATTTCTAAAAATCCATCATCATTACTAATATCACTAATATCAGTTATATCCATTTAAGCCACCAATTCAACAAATTCACTTAGAACTTTCTTGTTCATTTTCTTACTCTTAAGACTTTTAACAAAGGCACGTTTAATCTGTGCTTTTGTAGCATCTTCCTGCACCTCAAACTCATCATCATTTGCTAATGCATTTGAAGATAATCCAAAGTATGTATCATACCCAGAAGTTTTAATAGCAAATGCTTTATCTTTCTTCCAGTCCTTTACTAGTCTATCAAACTCTTTATCTTCTGTAAAGTAGTATCTACGAATAAATACGTTTCCATCTCTTGGTGAAAGAATACGAATTCCAATTAAATTCATATCAGTAAATCTATCCTTTAGATTATTAAGTAACACATCTGTTATTTGTGCCCATCCTTGAACATTAAAGGTATAGGTAGTTCCTAATTTTCTATCACGCAAAACAGTATTGCGATGAATGTGCCCACATCCAAGATATGGTTCATCTTCCCAATGTCTCTGAACTTCTTTATGATATGTTAATTGTCCTGCTTCACCATCAGTAAGTATTACACACTGAACTTTTTGTAACTTATTCTCTTCTTTAAATTTTGGAAGTATTTGATGAAGTGCCATTATGGTTTCATTCAATGGAGTTCCAGATAAATCTAACCCAAGTGGAACTTTATATTGAGTATAAGTTGTAAATGAATATGCAATACGATAAATGTTTATCATCTGCTCTTCTAAAGTTTTAGAATTAACATCACTAGTGAAGAACTTCATTAATGAGAAATTATCAACCATCTGAAGGACTCCTTCTTTCTTCTCATAGACAGAATGGCGAACACCATCTTCTTCTGTCCAGAGTGGGTAGTTGAAAGTAAATGCATATACTTCAAATGGAATATTAACTTTCTTACAAAACCAGATTAAATTATAAAGTTGCTTTAAAGTATCTTCTATTACACCTTGCATAGATCCACTCCAATCAAGAATGAATACTAATCCATGATTCTTACCATCAGGAATAACTGTTATCTTCTTAAATAAATCTTCATTAAACTTATAGGTATGAAGTATAGAAGTATTCAATACACCAGTTTTAGAAGTAGTGGCACGAGCATATGCATCAGCAGATTTCTTACACTCAAACTCTTTAACTAAGTAATTAACTTCTTTCTGTGCATTTCTTTTAAACTCTCTATATATTGCATCAACCTCTTTAAAGGATGGGAACATATCACATCCTTCTCTTACTACAGTTTCTTCCCATTCTAATCTAATTCTTTCATGAAGAATTTTATTATCAACAATTACTTTATCTAAATTAACTTTCGGAATTTCAACATATACACTTTCTGAACCATTATTCTCAGCAAGTTCTTTTAATTTTTTATCTAACGCATTAACAGT